GAGCGGTGTTTCCTTTGAGGGACATCGTTCTTTTTATATTTTTCTATTTGAAATCCTAGATCTTTAAAATTTTTTTGTAATAACTTTAGTTTTAATAAATCTGATACTGCGAAGATAGTCGTAACATGAGTAAAGTCGCCTTCCTGCATCTTTGATTTTATTTTTTCTAAAGCATCTGCTAAATATACTCCACCTTCTCTTGCTTGCTTAGAGTTTATTTGCTTTGGGACAACATGCAATGCAATTGTTTCATGAATAATATGATATGATACCATATTATTTAATTTTATAAATTCATCTTTAGGATGTTCTTCCATTTTTGCTTTTAACCAAGTTGATAGCATTTCTATTGTAGCATTTTCTCCTATTCTTTGTTTTGCGATATTTTCAAATTCTTCATCAAGGGAACTAATCTTTCTTAATTGTTCTCCCTTTTGCTGAATTGATTCTTCCTCTAGGAAACTAAACCCTTTTGGTTTTTCTCCTTTTTGTTTTATTTACTTACATTATAATATACTCAATTTTGTTTGTCAACACAAAAAAAGTTAAAAAAATCTTATTTTTTTGTTGACAATGTACGAAAATGAGTATATAATAAAAATATAGTTAAGGACGAGTTGAACACAACTAACACTTAATCTAAACCATTTTTCCTCAAAAAGAGGAAAAAAATTTAACACTATAAACGCAAATGCGTATATTTGGAAAGGAGTATATATGCTAAATATCGAAAACGCACGAAAAAAAGAAGACGTCACACTGGTCGATATTGGTGATTTGATCGGAAAGAACTACAGAACAGTTCGTGAAAAAATCGCCAACGGAACTTTTACCACGGCAGAAGCCTTTAAAATTTATGAAACTTTCTTTAAAGCGCGTGGCTATGATTTTACTTACTTGTTCACGCCGATTAAAGAACCGGCATAGAAAGGAACTATTATGAAGAAAAGGCATTAGCTGATAAAACTAAGGAGTTAGAATGAAATTTTCAAACAGCCAAAAAATAATTATAGCACTTGACATTGTAGCGATTGCCATTGCTTTATATAAATTATTTTTTTAAGTAAGCCAAAATGCTGATAATTAAAGCAAAAATTGAAATTAGCCATGTAATGAATTGAGTTTGAAAAGTGTATAGAGCTTTTCTCCCTTCAAATTCTAGACTATACGAATCCTCTTTACAAATCGGATTTAGATTGTCGTCGTATCCCTCGACAACGTACTGGATATAATTCATTTCTATAGCATATCTAACAAGTTTTTGATTTTTCAATTTAACGGGTTTATTTAATTTATCGGCTATTAAAAATGTTAAAAATAATCCTATATTCATAACAATCACCTCCTTTCTGACACTATTATAGCAGAAAAGAGGGAATGAATTTAGAAAGGAGACGACGTGGAACTATTCTTTTGGGGTTTTCTTACCGCTTTATTGATTGTCAGCATTATTCTACATCTTGTCGCTATCGGAATTGATAAAGAAAAGGAGAAATAATGCAAACTAGAGAAATGTTTTTAAGCCTAATGCAATCTGTATTAGACGAATTAAAAGCTTCTGACAACAGCAGGTATGACGGGTACAGAACCCGAACGCTTAGTCTGTTATCAGAAGCCTATGACAGTTACTCAACGATTAAAGCTTTTGAAGACGCAGAAACTCATTGAATTCTGTTTGGTAATCAATCAGCAGTTGTCTACTTGGTTTTGGAAAAGTGCTTTTAGTCAACTTTGCTGTAATTACTGCAATAGCCAAATCGTGAGCAATTTGCTCTTTGGAAATCATATAGTCACCTCCTTTGAGATGATTATATCAAAAAAGCGCGTGGGAAATCACGCGCACAACAAAAATAACTACTTAGATTATAACACAAAAGAAAAGAAAGGGGAAGTATGCAAGAGATAACATTATCAAATAATCTAGCTCAGATTGAATATGAAATCAGAGAACATAAAGCCAAAATTGGTGAGTCGATTTGGGAAATCGGTAGACGGTTGAAACATGTTAAAGAAAATGACTTAACACACGGACAATTCTTGAACTGGGTTGAAACAGTTGGCATCGCTAGGAATGAAGCTCAGAAATACATAAGAATTGTTAACGAACTTAGCCCAAATTATGAAACGTTTAATAATTTGGGTCTATCAGCCCTCTACCTCATAGCCACTCTGCCAGACGACCAAAAGCAAGAACAAATCGAACGAATTGAAGAGGGAGACAATCCGACAGTCCGAGAACTACAGGAATTGCGCCGACAACTCAATTTATCAAAAGCGGACAATAAAATCCTGCAAGAAAAGAACGAGCGTTTGGCAGAACAGGCTTTGAAAGGACTAGAAAAGAAAACAGTCACTAAAGAGGTTGTGAAAGAAGTTGTCCCGGACGACTACACGGCAACTAAACAACTCAATAATACGCTCTTAGAAAAGAATAAGAGCCTCGTAGATGAATTGGATTCTGTCAAGCGAAGCCTAAAACTCAAAGAAGTGTCTTATCAGTTGCTAGAACAAGCGACATCAGAAGCGATAGCTTTGAAAGATTCGCTTGAACATCTAAAAGCTGACAAGCAGAAGTTAGAAGCTAGCGTTGCTAATGTGCTTGAACTAAGCAATCTAGCGACAGAATTTGAAACATTCTTTGATGAAAAGATGGCGCCGCTTCGATTTAAGGCTCTTATCCAAGGAGCCGGAAAAGAAATCCAAATTGACAAAATCAGACAGTTGCTGACGCTAACTGAAAATTGGTTGTCTGAAATGAACAAGATTGTCCCTGAAAAAGGACGAACGATTGTAGAAGGAGAAATAGTAAATGAATAAAACAGATGCACTTATAGAAGCCGTAAAAATGCAAGGCGAACAAGCAGTACAACTCGTAAACCAAAACGAAACCTTGCAAGAAATCTTGAAAGAAATGACAGGGCTTAAAGAAGAAATGGATAGAACGGCAGCGACTACCAAACGCAGACTTGGAGAGGTTGAAAACTTAGTATCAGAAATTGACAAGCGCGTGCATATTGACGACGCAGAAGCAAGCGAGATTAAAAGCATTATTGGTCGACAAGCACACGCATTCGCCAAAGAATATTTTGCACAAGCGGGAACCGTTCCGAGCGACAATTTGTTTGCGTCCAAAAAAGGGCAATTTATCCGCTTGCAGCACTCGCGCTTAAAACATCATTTCAACGTGACGAAGTATACACACATTAAGCACACAGAAGCGCAGCAAGCCTTTGATTTCTTGAAATCTCTGCAGTTCAGCGCGTTCTCGCTATTTGAAATTCGCGAGACGCCAAAACAAAAAGAGATTATCGCGTTAGAAAATGGCGTAGCATAAAGCCAATGGAGGAGGATTAGATGGGCGAGATAGAAGCGTCCATTGTAAAGTGGATCAAACAATTAGTGACAGATGTATTCAATCGGTTGTTAGCGGTTGAATTACACAATGACGGTTTCCGAGAACTTATGAACCAAGAAGAAACTTGCCGTTTTCTCGGAATTAGCGCAGATACCTTTAGAGATAATTATCGTTATCTTGACGGTTTTCCAAAAGAACTTCCGGCCAAGCGCTGGTCAAAACGTGCCATTAAAGAATGGCTTAAAAATCAAATATAAAGACTTCTGGACAAGGTCAATAAAAAAGGAAAAGCAAAAAATGCAAACAGATAACATTAACAAACCAAATCATTATCAAGGTGCACAAGGCCTTGAAGCAATTGATGTAATACGAAACTTTGCGGGGAATTTAACCGCTGAACAAGGTTTTTACTGGGGCAACGCTATTAAATACATGCTGCGCTTCCAAAAGAAAAACGGAGTTGAAGACTTAAAGAAAGCCAAAAAGAATCTTGAATGGCTGATAGAAAGCATAGGAGGGTAAACAATGCAAAATCATACACAGATAACACTTATCCAGCGCTGGGAGCGCGACCATTATAGGTTAGGTAACGAATACAAGAATAAACTGGCTAAGAAGCCAGTCGAAGTCGTCAAGCGGGAATTGGCCGAGCTAGCCGAAAGTTGGAAGAATCTGACTTTTTCGGTCGTGCCAAAAGGCGCGATGAAAATCGAAGGCGACAAAACGACGATTTTTAAGAAGAGGTGATTGAATTGATACCAAGATATAGAGCGTGGGATAAGCTACGCAAGCGAATGTCTACCGTTGACAGAATATACTTTGATACCGAAGGAATGCAGTTGAGAGATAGTAGCGGGCTTTATTGGCGGGATTTTCGAAATATTGTCCTCATGCAGTCAACAGGTCTGAAAGATAAAAACGGCACAGAAATCTTTGAGGGGGATGCGTTAAAAAATAACGACTACCCAAATCAGACTTTTATTTGCAAACATTCAAGGTTGCAAGCGAGCTTTCAAGCGGAAAGTCTAAATGGCTTGTTGACATTATCTCTTTGGAAAGATGAGGAGAGGGATTGGCAAGTTATCGGCAACATCTACGAAAATCCTGAACTTGCGGAGGCGGACAATGACCCTGAATGAACGTGTAAGAGCTAACGAACGCTCAGTTGCTAACGGCTGGTTAATCATGACTGCTCTAGCGTTTGTCATGCTGCTATTCGCTGTCGGCTTAATCACATCAACTGAACATCAGCAGCGGCAAATTAGCGAGCTAAAGACAGAGCTTAAAAAGCAATCGAGTGAAGTTGAGAAGTTGCAAAACAAAAATTCGGCGCAGGATATTATCTTGAATAAGCTGAATGCGGAGTATCAGCTTAAGGAAAAACAAAAAGCGGAAGAAGCGAAGCGGATTGCGGACGCTAACAGGGTTGGAGGATAGAAATGAACAAACAAGAAGTATTAAAAAAACTAGAAGGAATATCCAAGACAGGGTGTACTAGATGGGTCGTTTATGACGAGGCTAAGGAACTAATTGAACAAATCAACGAGCCAGAAAGAGTTAAACTTACAAAAGCGCAAGAAGATTATCTTTTAGGTTTCGCAGACATCGAGAATGAAGGATCCGTAGACTGGACGGCGGCGCTATACTATATCGTCCGCGTTGGCTGGGGCTATCTGTTCACCACTGCACCGGGCGCAGGCGGTGATGAAATACCCTTAAACAGCGACTACTACAAAAAGCTGTCTGGCAACTTAGATATTGACGATTTGAAAACATTGCTAATTAAGGCCCTCGTGAATGGCTACGAGGTCGAGAAAGAGAAGTTGTACACAGCTAGACTCAACCTTGTAACTCAAAACAAAGAAGGTTACTTAAATAAAAAAAGTGAAGACGACAGTTTTTTCATCGACGATTTAAGGATATATTCGGGAGACTATCAAACTAGCTTCACTCGTCCAGAACTAGAAGATTTAGATGTTTGGGATAACCCAGCGTTTGAAATCAAGGAGGCCACAAATGAGTGAAATTTTAGGAGCAGTGGTCATGTTCACGTTGTTCTTCTTGGCAGGCGCATTTGTCAATCATCTAGACTGGCGCAAGGAACAGAAGCAAGCAGAGCGTGAAGCACGAGAAAACGAGCGCATAGAGCTTGAAGCGATGTATGTAGTTTGTGCAATCGAGCACGACCGCAAAGAGCGTGCGCGGAAATTGGCAGAAGCTCGGAAGAAGAATCCGGGTTGGCAATATTAAGGAGGTACGCAGAGAATGCAGAAAATATTTCAGAAATCCGTACGATAAATATACAGCAGTCAATAATGATTTTGTCCAAGATAAAAGTCTGTCATGGGAAGCGCGGGGGTTACTACTCTATATCTTAAGCAAGCCTGATGATTGGGATATTTATTTGGAGGAGTTGGTTAAAAACTCTCCAAATACAAAATCGGCCACAGAAAGAGCATTCAAAGAACTTGTAAAAGCGGGGTATATTTATCAGACCTGCCGTTCTTTGGGGTATCGAAAATGGAAATGGTTTAAATTCGCCAGCGACAAAAAAATAAATCCGCAAATTAAAGACAGTTTTGAAAAGCAGGCAGACGGCGAAATGTTATCCAAGGAAAAAATCGTCTAGCGAAATTCGTACCCCCGAAATTCGTACCCCCGAAATTCGTACCCCCGAAATTCGTACCCCTGAAATTCGTATATACGTAATCTGGGTGATATACAAAGTAAAGAATAACAAAGTACGGACAGACAAAATACGGATATAAAAAATACTAAAAAACAAAACTACTACTACTGATGAGGCAGGAAAATGACAAAAAAAGAACTTTTTGAAAACTTTGAAAAAAATTGGGGTCGCTTACTAAGCCCGTTTGAAATCGAAGATATTTCAAAGTGGATTGACGAAGATAAATTTGCTCCTGAAATTGTTAACGAAGCGTTGAAGCAAACAGTAGAAAGCAATATCTGTAGCATCCGCTATTTAAACAAAATATTAGCTCGTTATGATCGAGAAAATATTAGAACAGTAGAAACTGTTAAACAGGACAGAGAACGATTTGAGGAACGTAAGGCTGGTAAGTCTACAGGAAGACCAATAAGCAATATTCCAACATGGTCCAAAGAACACCCAAATTACAAACCCAGAAAAAAGAAAATTTTAACAAGAGAGGAGTTCTTAGCGTTAGATGAGCAAGATAAAGTATGACGAAGTTGAAAATGACGAAGAACTATTCGAATGTTCCCGCAGCACGTTCAAAATCTGGTTTAACATGCAATTAACACGTAGGCAATACGTTGAGTTTGTAGAAGCTTGTCAAGCAAATGCCAACCTACACTTAAACCCTTTCAGCATGTGCGCTTACTTGCTGAAAAAGCCAGTAAATGTTATTGTAGACAGATTTTTTGAAAAGAGGTCACATCATGGATAGAGGACTATTCGGAATCTTCGACTATGACCGTGACTATTTACAGCCAGAAGCAGAACATGAAGAACGTGACCCAAACAAATGGATTTTTAGGGGCGGTCATTGGTTTTACATTGACGATTGAGAGGAGAAAATAACAATGGCATATCTACCAGAAGAACGCGAGACGGTTATCCGTTATGATGAACTGGATAATTGCTGGTATTTTGAAACAAGTGTACGCAGGCATATTACCAAAATTGAAAAGCGTATTGAACTTTATGAAATCTTATCTGAAGAATTTGATGAAAGAGGTAATCGGATTTACATTCAAGTTAAAATGCTCGAAGCAGATGTTAGCCCATTTGCCAAACCGAAACGAAAAATTTCGGCAGAGCAAAAACGAGCACTATCTGAACGTGCTAAAATGCGTTTTAAGGTCTCAAAATAAAGCAAGATGTTATTTCTGGCGACTTAAATCATATCGCAGGTATAATTATACCCTTGAACAAAACAAAGTCTGAAAATGGCACTACAACGTGTCAAAATGAAAGGAAAATAAAATGGAAAAAGAAACGAAAATGTTAGCGACCCTTGTATTAGAAGTTATTAAAACTCGTAAAGGATGGATTCCTTCAGCGAATATTAAAACAAAAGATGTAGTTGATGATTACATCGAACAAAATAAAGTGTACAAGATTACTACTGATGAAGAGGGCAACGTTGAAAAAGTATTTGATGGATACAAGGACGAACACCTTCACGAAGTTTTAATGCACATTAAGACTTCTATCGATAGAGACCGAAAAGACTACGAGAGATACCGTTCTGAGATTTCTCAGGAAGGTCTGAATCAGTTGGACCTTATTGAAAAAATGGTTCGGCACTACGGGGATGTTGAGCAGGACTGAGAGCGAAAAGGAGTATCAAATGGCAAATGAACTAACTCAAAAACAAGTGACTTCAAGTGTCGCTAATCGAATCAACGTGATGAAAAGTGAGGGGCTGAAAATAGCGCCAAATTATAGTGTAAGCAATGCTCTTAGCTCTGCTTACTACGCTTTGAAAAATTCCAGCAGCGGAAACTTGCTTGAAAAGTGTACAGATGAAAGCATTTATAATGCTTTGCTAGACATGGTCACTCAAGGTCTCAGCCCAGCGAAAACACAATGTTATTTCGTACCTTACGGAACAACGGTCAAATTGACACGCTCTTATTTTGGAACGATGAAAGTTGTAAAGCAACTACCAGAAGTGAAAGACATTTATGCGGAAGTTATTTACAAAGGTGACGATTTTAAAATCAAGAACGAAAATGGACGCAAAGTATTTGTCAGCCACGAAACAGACTGGACGAATGCAGACAACGAAATCATCGGAGCATATTGCATTATTGAAAAACAGAATGGCGAAAAAGTTTTGACGGTTATGACTAAAAAAGAAATTGATAAGTCTTGGTCAAAAGCTAAAACAAAAAACGTTCAAAACGACTTTCCACAAGAAATGGCTAAGCGAACGGTTATCAATCGGGCAGCTAAGCAATTCTTTAACACTAGCGACGACAACGATTTGTTTATCGACGCAGTTAATCGAACCACTGAAAACGAATACGACAACGAACGTCGAGTAAAAGACATAACACCGCAAGAGACCGAAAGTCTTGATGACGTTCTTGGGAATCCAACCGTTTCCAAAGCGGAAAGCGTTGAGAATCAAGAGAATCCAGTAGTCGAAGAATCACAAAATAAAGTGGCTGCTTCCAAAACAGAAACAACCACACCAAAAGTCAACGAAGAAACGGGCGAAATTTTAGATGGCGAACAAGGCGAATTGTTTAAGGAGCTTGAGGATTTGATGTGATGGTTGAACTAACACAAGAAAATTATTATCAAGATACTAGCCGTCTATCATACTCGCGTTATAAACGCTACAAGCAATGTCAAGCCAAGGCTTACGCGGTTGATAATGGTATTTGGGTAGAAGAGCGGGACGAAACCCCTCTTCTGCTCGGAAACTATGTACACAGCTATTTTGAAAATCCGGAAGCACATGAAAAGTTTATGGCAGAGAACGGCGATAAACTTCTTGCGAAAACTGGTAAGAATAAGGGGAAACCAAAGTCTGACTTTATTATCGGTGACAAGATGATTGAGAGCCTAAAAGATGACGATGGCTTCAATCGATTATATCATGGCTATTCGAGTGATAACGTCCAAAAAGAAATGATTGTCTGTGGCGAGATTGAGGGCGTGCCAGTCAAAGGGAAACTTGATAGTGTCAATTTGTCAAGAGGTTATTTCGTGGATTTGAAAACTATGAAATCAATCTATACAGAAGAATGGAACGCAGATTTAAGAAAACGTGTCCCAACCGCAGTAAATAACATTTTGAATTTTGGCTATCACGGGCAGTTGGCTTTATATCGCGAACTGTTAAAACAGATGACAGGTAAGGAGTTTAGGCCTCTTATTGTCGCAGTCAGCAAAGAAGCTGTACCTGATAAAGATATTTTGAAGATTGATGAAGAGTGGCTCGAAGAAGGCCTTGCAAAAATCAGAGAAAACATTGTACACATCTGGCAAGTTATCCAAGGCGAAGTAAAGCCTGCAAAATGCGGACGGTGCGACTATTGCCGAAGCCAGAAGAAACTGAACGCAGTAATCAGCCTAAATGATTTGATAGAAATTTAAAAACAACGTGCCGTGAACCACGAAAAAAGCGAACTAGAAACGTCAATCGGTCATGTGACCGTTTGGACGAATGGAGCGACTGCCTGTATTTAGCCAAATTCACAAAATGGCAGTCGCTGTTTTTTTGAAAATAAAGGAATGAAATTTTTAGATTTATTCGCAGGAATCGGCGGCTTTCGTCTTGGAATGGAATCAGCAGGACATGAGTGCGTAGGTTTCTGTGAAATTGATAAATTTGCAAGAAAATCATACAAAGCAATACACAACACAGAAGGAGAAGTTGAACTACATGACATTACAACAGTCACAGATGAGTTTATTCGAGGAATTGGAAGTGTGGACGTTGTCTGTGGAGGATTTCCGTGCCAGGCTTTCAGCATTGCAGGAAACCGACGAGGTTTTGAAGATACACGAGGAACTTTGTTCTTTGAAATTGCTAGGTTCGCATCTATTCTCAGACCTCAATATTTATTCCTTGAAAACGTCAAAGGGCTCCTCAATCATGACGGAGGAGTTACGTTTGCGACCATCCTCAGAACCTTGGACGAATTGGGGTATGATGTGGAATGGCAAGTGCTTAACAGCAAAGATTTTGGAGTCCCCCAAAATCGGGAACGTGTGTTCGTTATCGGACATCTTAGAGGAGAATGTACCAGAAGAATTTTTCCTCTCTCAAGCACTAGCAAACAAGTTGATAAGCATCAGAAACTGTCAACAAATACCCTTACAACCAGATACCCAAACAGTCAAGGGGTCGGATCGTACATTATTGAAAGTGAATCGCAGAGAGTAAGCTCTATTGGTAATATCAATCCATCCGGAAGGGGGATGAATGGAGAAGTCTATCAAGCTGATGGCCTAGCACCCACCCTAACTACCAATAAGGGAGAGGGCCAAAAGATTGCAATTCCAGTCTTAACTCCAGACAGACCTGAAAAAAGGCAGAATGGTCGGAGATTCAAGGAAAACGGAGAGCCTATGTTTACTTTGACTGCGCAAGATAAGCATGGAATTTTAATCGCAGGGAAATTACCTGGAAATCATGACCAAAACTCGAGAGTATATGATACAAATGGACTAGCTCCTACCTTGTCCACGATGCAAGGTGGTGGGCAAGAACCTAAAATTATTCAACGTGGTCATGGTTATAATCAAGGCGGAGAACATGACATCGCTCCTACCATAACAAGTAACAGCTATCACGAAAATAATGTTTTAAAAATAACAAAGGCAACTTCTCAAGGATACACTGAGGCAACGATTGGTGATAGTGTAAACCTATCACGCCCAAACTCTAAGACACGCAGAGGGCGAGTAGGTAAGCAAATCGCAAATACTCTCTTAACTGGAGAGAGTCAAGGTGTGGTTGAGCCTGATTTTCGTATTCGCAAGCTAACGCCTCGGGAATGTTGGAGGTTGCAAGGTTTTCCGGATTGGGCGTTTGATAAAGCACAAGAGGTCAATTCTAACAGTCAATTATATAAGCAAGCAGGCAATAGCGTGACAGTCAATGTCATTGCGGCAATAGCAAAGGAATTGAAGTAAAAGGAACAACAAATGCAAAACAAAATAGATATACCGAATACAACTATCAGTCTTGAAATAGAGGTGAGCTAGAATGAGTAATCTAACACTATCACTAGATGCTTCTACATCTGCGACAGGGTGGGCCTTATTTGAAGGCACAACCCTTGTGAAGAGCGGAGCAATAAAACCAAAATCAAAGTCATTTTATGAGCGAGGGCGCTTGATGACTAACGAGCTAAAGATGATTCAGCTACGAGCTATAGAATCTTACAAGAAGCCATTTGATTATATTGTGATTGAAAAAAATAACGTTATGGGTCCGAATCAACAATCTATGATGAGCATAGGGATTGTAACGGGAATGATTTTAAGTAGATTAGTTGCAGATGAGGTTTACTTTGTAAACGTGTCGACGTGGCGGAAACATTGGAAGTTTAGCTACAAAGACCGCAGCAAGAAGTCAATGAAAAAACAATCTATCGAGACTGTCGAGCGAGAGTTTAATAAAGCAGTCAAAGATGATGAAGCAGATGCAATACTGATTGGCTCGTACTTTGTTAATAGCGGGCTAGAATCAGGAAAATTAGAACATCATAGTAATTGAGGTAGAACATGACTAAAATACCATACACAAAAGAAAGTGCACGCAAACTATGGACAGAAGCGAGAGATAAATATCAGAATCAATTAGATTCTAAGACAAGGAAGAATTCGCATTCGCACGAAATGCACGAAACAATACTAGAAGATAGATGGCTGAAATATCGGATACGTTTCTGTAACGATAGAATAAAAGAGTTGAGTTGAGGTGAGGCAACAAAATGAGAAACAGACCAAAGCGTTATCCATACTCACGTAATCAGTGGGGGAAAGTCGTATCAAAAGTTTACACATTTAATGGCGTTGAATATGCTAGATTTGTAAAGTTAGAAAATAGAATTACAGGAGAAGTGAAATGAAAAACAAAATTAAGCTATTAGTGGTATTGGTTGCCAGCGTATCGCTGTTGCTTGCAGGTTGTCGCAAGGCAGATAGAGTTTCTTATAATTTATCAAGAGAAGCAGATGATTTGAATATCACGCGCAAAGTAACAGTTATCAATAGCATTACGAACAAAATATTATTCCAAGCGACAGGGAATATGTCAATTGAATATAACAGTAAAACAAAACAATTAAATGTCATTGCACTTGGGAATAATGGAGAGTACAAGAAACATATCATCGGAATCTCAGATAACGTGAGCTATGTTGTAGAAGATGTGACTGGCGTCAAAGGTGTTGATACAAAATACCGTATGTATTTTAATCCTGATATGGTTATTCCTATTGATCCAAAATTAAGTAAATAAAAAAGGTAATAAGGCTATGTTTGATTTTTTAGACCGAATAAAATATGAATCAAAAACATTCTTCGAAAGAATTATAACGAACACAAGAAGATTCTTCTGCAAGCATTATTACGTTAAGATACATGGCCGTTGGCCACTTAGTTATGTGGAGTGCAAAAAATGCAGCCGTGTAAAAACAAGTGAACCATACATGACGATTCACGAAAAGTAAAAAAAGCCGAGCGCACGGCTGGCTTCGAAAGATAAATTAAAGACAAGATTATTATATCAAAAAGAGGTCAAGTGTGCAAATGCGTCTATTTAATAATATCAACAGAAACCAAACGAAGAAAGCCGCATACAAAAAGTTGTCACAATACCGCAGACTGCAGCGTATTGCTGGCGAACCCTACTCCCCTAAAGTTACAACGACTTATTCGTTTGAACCCAAAAGTTTTACGGGTTCGCCAAGTCGTCAAACGGAGACTATGGTTTTGCGTAAGGTAGCAGCAGAGCAAGAACTGGACAAAATCAGAGAAGCTATCAACGCTATCTGCGACCCGTATCAGCGACAAATCATTATCGAGAAATACTGCAGTATGTATATTAAGAGCGACATTGAAATCTATATGGATTTAGAATATACAGAATCAGAATTTTATCGTTTGCTAGAAAATGGAATCCTTGAATTTGCGGAGAGTTATAGAAACGGCAATTTATTAGTATTTGAGAGCGAAGATGATGAGTTGGATTTATTTGGGAGAAACCAACCAGAAAGTGCTAAGAAACTTTTGGGGGATTAGCGTATTTGGTAGGGTAAAATAGTATCGTTGATAAATTAAATAGACGAGTACGAGCGCTAGGCAGAGCTAGCAAACTAACGAAGCTAAAACGATTTTATTAAGGCTAGGCTGTGAGGTTCGATTCCTCTCGCTCGTGTTTTAAGACCGCACTATAAAAAATAGAAAGTTGGTATCTCCATTCGTAGACCGGCGCTTCTTGCGGTCTGGCGCTATTTCCAAGGCATAGCTTAACGGTAGAGCGGTTGATTTTCACTCAATGGTACAGGTTCGAATCCTGTTGCCTTGCCCTAAATACTTGTTGAGTCACACGGTTGTGTGGCTTTTTGTTTTTTGAATAAAACTTTAGAAAGAGATAAAACAATGCGGCCGAAAAAATTATCAATCGTGAATGGACGGCGAGTCCAAATTGATTATGATAGCCGAAAGGAAGAATATAACAGTTACAACAAAACACGTTGGCAGTACGATAAAAAGGTCAAATGTTTTTACAACTCCCCTATTTGGGTAGAGACGAGCAAACAAGTTTTGTTACAAAATGACTATATCTGTGCGATGTGTGGTGGCGAAGCAACAATGACAGACCATATCATCTCTGTTAAAAAAGATTGGTCTAAACGATTAGATTGGGATAATTTGCAACCATCTTGCAAAGCATGTAACGACGCAAAAGCAGTGAGAGAGCGTACAGGAAATTAGAAGAGAGGAGAGAACCTATGGGCAGAAATATGAAAGTTGTGGCGGCAACAAAAAAGCATTTGACAAAAGAAGAAAAAGAAAGACGGAAAGAGATTGAAGAAAAAGCTTCTGACGGCTTGACAATGTTGCAAGCGACCCCGCCTGACTATCTAAGCGCAACAGCTAAGAGAGAATATCGACGAATTATAAAAGACCTTAGAAATTTACCTATAAGAAATTTAGATAGGGCTATTCTTGAAAATTACTGCACATGGTACGCAGTTTATAGAGAAGCTACTGCAAAGTTAGACAAACACGGATACGTTGTTTTTGACGAAGAGAAAGGGTGGGTTCCGAGCCCTCTGATCATTACATTAGAAAAAGCAACTACTAATATTCGCTCTAGCGCTTCTCAGTTAGGTTTGACAGTAGATAGTCGAATGAAGATGTTTGTACCAAAAACAGAAGAAAAGAAAGTGAGTATTTTCGATAAGTTCGGAGGGTAACATGAATAAATATCAAAAACTAATTCAACTTATAAAGAAAAATAATTTTTCTATTATATCTCAAAAAGTTCATGATTCACAAAGTGGATGGAACGGAGAAAGTTTGGTAATAAAGGATGGCGCCGTACCGATTTTTGATTTATCAGTCAATGGTTATTGTTTTGATGACAATTCAGTAGATAAGGCATTGGATGCTGTTGAAGATTATTTAGAGAATAAAAACATGACATCTTTTGACACCTTTAAAAAATGGGTGGATGCACATAAGGAATAGAAAATTTTAATAAAAAAGGGAGGTGCTTAGCATGAATTGGGAAGAATTGTTAATAAAAAAAGAACAGTTGGAAAATTCAGCTGTTTTTTTGCAGAGCGCAGGAAAAACAACAGAAGAAGCAAAAAAAGGATTTTCAGAATGGGCAAGAATATTAAAATATTTAGATAACAAGAAAGAATAGTTTTTTTGAAAGGAGGTCATTTAAATAACTTACGATTATTCAACGATACGTGACGAGTTTAAAGATGTCGCGTATTACTACGCTAAAGATATAGTAGACGGACATATAAGAGCAAGTAAAAAAGTTATCAAGGCTTGTCTGCGACATTTAAATGACCTCAAAAAGATTGACAATCCAAACTCTGCTTTTACGTACATCCCTGATAAGGCGCAAAATGCTATTGACTTTTTGGAAATTTTGCCAGATGTCAAAACAGGGGAAACTTATCCATTGGCTAGATTCCAAAAATTCATCATCGCAAGCCTCTATGGGTGGAGAAAGAAAGCTGACACATCAATCAGGCGTTTTAGAAAAGCGATTGTTTCTGTTGCACGTAAAAACGGGAAGACAATTCTAATTGCTGGAGTACTGCTATATGAATTTTTATTTGGGCGGAATCCTGCTTTGAGTCGTCAATTGTTTTGTACCGCCAATGATAGAACACAAGCTAAGATTGCTTGGACAATGGCTAAGAAACAATTGGAGGCCTTGAGAAATAAATATGCAGACATTCGTAAGAATACCAAGGTTATGCGGGATGAACTTGTCAACAAAAAGGATGAATCCTACATCCGAGCGCTTAGTCGTGATACCGGAGCCGTGGATGGATTTGAACCTTATGTAGGCGTCCTAGATGAGTACGCAGCTAGTAAAACAGATGAAATGTTAGAACTACTCGCATCAGGGCAGGGGCAGCTTGATAACCCTCTTATCTTGATTATATCTACAGCAGGGCTTGATTTAAATGTACCAATGCACACTGTTGAGTATCAGTATGCTAGTAGGATCCTTGATGAAGAAATTGAGGATGATTCTTACTTTGCGTTTATTGCAGAACAAGAAAGCGTGGATGAAATCAAGGAAGAAGAGAGTTGGATAAAATCAAATCCGATTCTAGAGGTTGAAGCCCTTAGAGAAAAAATAACGAACTATCTCCGTGATAGATATAAAACGGCTCTTGAAACAGGAGGTTTGAATAAAGTACTCGTCAAGAATTTCAACATGTGGCGGCAATCAAGCGAGGAGTCTTATATAGATAAACAGACATGGGATGAAGCGAAAACTGATAAACCAGACACAAAAAAGAGACGTGTATGGCTTGGCGTAGACGTCGGTCGTGTAAGCGACTTGTTCTCGATTACACCTTTCGCACAAATGGATGATTATTGGTATATAGATAATTTTTCTTTCGTGGCCACCAAGTATGGTTTAGCAGCAAAAGAAAAGAGAGACGGGGTATCTTACACCGATTTAGAAAGAATGGGCTATTGCGAGATTACAACGCTTGAAAGTGGGGTGATTGACGATGAAAGAGTTCTCGAAAAAATGGAGGAAATGATATACGAAAACGATTGGGAAGTACAGGCGATTTGTTACGACCCTTACCAATTTGGAAGTTTGCTAGCCATGATTGAAAAACGCCATCCAGAGTGGTCGTTGATCCAAGTATCGCAGACGACAATGGTATTGAATATGCCGACTAAGCAATTCAGAGATGATATGAAGCTTGGAAAAATAAAACATTCCGGAAACCCACTGTTGACAATGGCTTTTAACAATGCCTTTATCAAAACCGATAACAACGGTATGCGGATTGATAAAAACAAGAATAGTAATAAAATCGACCCAGCAGACGCTGGATTAAACGCTTATGCAGTCTGTTACCTAGAGCCATTCGACGGTTCGGGCTGTTGGACAAACGAAAAAATAATGGAAAGCGAGAGCCTGTTTTAATGAAATGGTTTTTTAATAATATCCATACACTGTTTTTAATTGCTGCCATGTTCTGTGTTGGATATGGTGTTTTTTTAGTGAATACTGCAGTCGGTTTTATTGTTACCGGTCTCATGTTGTTCGCTGTGGCTATTTATATTGACCGAAACGGTCGATAAAGGAGGTGAAAAGTATAAATGAGTTTTTTTCAATCGTTAAGCTCGAAAGTCTCTTATGATGACTATGTGAGTTCTGTATTATCAGGGAATTCAGCCCCGTTATACGTTGGAATATCGGCTTTGAAAAACAGTGATATATTGACAGCAACTTCTATCATAGCTGGAGACATTGCTAGATTTCCACTGATAAAAAAAGATTTAGCAGGCAACGTCATTCAGGATGATGATTTGAATTATTTATTGAATGTAAAGTCTACAAAAAATGTTTCGGCGAGAGAATGGAAGTTCGCTATGACTGTCAATGCAATTTTAACAGGTAATAGTTATTCTCGAATTTTAAGAGATCCTAAAACGAATAAAGCTTTGCAATTTCAATTTTACCGTCCTTCTGAGACAACAGTTGAAGAAACAGATGATCACGAAGTTATTTATACATTCATTGATAGATTGACAGGAAATCAAATTGCTTGCACTTCTGATAATGTGGTTCACTGGAAATTCTTCAGCCACGACACAATCCTTGGGCGTTCCCCACTCCTATCTCTTGCAGATGAGATAGCTTTGCAAGACGGCGGAACACAAACGTTAATTAAATTTTTCCGTGATGGTTTTTCAAGTGGAATTCTGAAACTTAAAGGTTCACAGTTGAACGCAGAAGCTCGTAAAAAAGCCCGTATGGATTTCGAAAAAATGCGGGAAGGTTCAATCGGCGGAAGCCCTTTGGTTTTTGATGATACGCAGGAATACGAACCGCTTGAAATTGATACAAATGTATTGCAGCTAATTACAAGTAATAACTTCTCTACAGCACAAATTGCTAAAGCTTTACGAGTTCCCAGCTATAAGCTCGGCGTTAACAGCCCGAATCAATCTGTAGCGCAGTTAATGGCTGATTATGTTAGCAATGACCTTCCGTTTTATTTTGACGCCATAACAAGCGAAACGGCGTTGAAAGTTTTAGATGCTACTGAACGTAAGCTATATCGAATCGAATTTGATACACGCAAAGTAACCGGCTTGTCATCAGAAGAGGTTCGAAACTTGGTGAAAGACCAGCTGTTAACCCCTAATCAAGGGTTAGAGCAACTTGGCTTACCTAAGTCTGACGACCCTAACATGGATAGGTATCAATCTAGCTTGAACTATGTCTTCTTAGATAAAAAAGAAGAATATCAAGCAATGAAAGGGGGTGAGACAGGAAATGCCAAAAAGAATCAAGATGAAGGGACCGCTGATTCCCAATAACAGTCAAGAAGCTTATGACTACTTTGGCTTGGAAGCAGTTAGTGCCCGAAGCATTGCCGAAGCGTTGCCAGAGGATAATTCAGACATTGTTCTTGAGGTAAATTCAACTGGAGGTTTGGTAACTGTTGGTAGCGAAATCTACACTACATTACGGAACTACGCCGGCAAGGTTACAGCAGAAATAACAGGTATGGCTGCAAGTGCTGCAAGTGTAGCTGTTATGGGAGCAGATAAAGTTATTATCAGCCCTACAGCTCAGATGATGATTCACAAAGCTTTATTCAGCTATGTGTCAGGCAATAGCGACGACTTGTACAAAGCTTCCAATGCTTTGAAGGCCAGCGACCGAGCAATCGTTAATGCTTATGTTGCAAAGACGGGAATGTCGGAAGATGACATTATGGCTCTAATGAAGGCCGAAACCTATATGTCTGCGCAAGATGCTGTTGACAAAGGTTTTGCAGATGAAATCATGAGCTTTGATGATGTAGAAGCAGTTGCCAGCATCGGTAATGGTATTTTACCTCAAGCGGTAATTGACGACTTTTACGCTAACCGTAGCAAGCGTAAGTCAGAAATCCAAAATATGCTACGAGAAATAGAAAAAGAAGAAATTTTACAAGGGCTATAAGTCCTATTTTTTATGTTCAAAAAAGGAGAATAAATATATGTTTGATGAAAAAATCAAAGAGTTACAGGCGACGATCGCAAACTTGAATGCGACAATCGCTTCCAAAACAGCAGAAGTAAAAGCAGCTTTAAATGCTGATGACTTAGACAAAGCCCGCACAATCAAAGCGGAAGTTGAAAATGCAAAAGCAGACCTTGCTTCTGCAAAAACAGATTTAAAACTATTTGAAGATATGATGAACGTAGGCGATGCAGAGGGCAAAGCTGGCCAAAAGGTAGAACCAGAAGAAATGTCTTACCGTGACAAAGTCAACGCTTTCTTGAAATCTAAAGGAGCTGTTGCGCATGAAGGTCTTCGTTTTGGTGAAACTCGCGACGAAGTTCTTATTCCGCTAAATGACATTGTTCCAAAAACAGATGGTGTATTGAAAACAAATACCAAACCAGTAACAAGCGAAGAATTGGTGACTACTCCACTTCGTGAAGTGAAGACTGTTGTCGATTTGAAACAATTCACAAATGTTCACAAAACAAAGAAAGGGTCTGGTAAATATCCAATCCTTAAGAAAGCAACTTCACGTATGCATAGCGTTGAAGAGTTGGAAAAAAATCCAGCGCTTGCTAAGCCAGAATTCGAAAATGTGTCTTGGGAAGTTAAAACTTATCGTGGAGCAATCCCAATCTCTCAAGAATCAATTGATGACGCAGATGTTGATGTTCTTGCTTTAATCGCTGAACAAATCGGAGAAATCAAAGTAAATACTACTAACTATGCTATTGCAGAGGTTTTGAAAACTTTTGAAGCAAAAACTGTCACAAATCTTGACGAATTGAAAGCTATTATCAATGTAACTCTTGACCCTGCTTATCAAGTATCTTTTGAAGCTAGCCAAAGCTTCTACAATCTTCTTGATACATTGAAAGACAAGAACGGACGCTACTTGCTGCAAGATTCAATTGTTTCGCCGTCTGGCCAAGTTGCTTTAGGAAAAGTCATTAACGTCCTTTCTGACGAAACACTTGGAGCCGCTACGGAAGCAAAAGCATTCGTAGGAGATTCTAAGCGTGGTGTATTGTTTGTAGACCGCTTGGAAATCGGTTTGCGTTGGGCTGAAAATGACATTTACGGACAATATTTACAAGCTGTAATGCGCTTTGATGTTAAAAAAGCAGACGCCAAAGCTGGATACTTTGTAACTTATACACCCTAAGAAAGCCACCACAGAGGTGGCGAAACCGACAAATGCTAGTACTAAACAAGAAATAATGGATTACTTGGATAGTAAAGGCATACACTACGATCCGTCGGCTACAAAGCAAGAACTCTTGGCTTTGGTAGTCTGATAGGAGGTGTCTATGGCAGTTTCTAAAGAATACTTAGATAAGGTGAAACTCTATTGTAAAATCGATTACGATTTTGAAGATTCACTTTTGGAATCAATGATTGAATCGGTTATAGAAGAGATTTGCTTTGCTATAGAAAAAAATAGTACCCCTGAAAGTTTTAAAGGGAACGCAAAATTTGATTTGGCTGTTATGAAACAAGTCAAAGAAGAATATGAGCACCGCGGACTGTCGGCGGATAGCGAACGTTATCCGTTGGCTAACGGTGTTTTAAATATCATCCATCAATTGCGACTGCGAGGTGATAGTGCTTGATTACACGAAGAATGAATACACGCATTACAATCTTTGAGAAAACCGGAGGGCAAAACGAAGACGGAGAAGTAATTGATTCACTAAAGGTTGATGTTTTGACTTGCTGGGCAGAAGTGCAACGAACTTCTGTAAAGGATTTTAAAGCAGGCGGGAAAACATATGTAGGAGAATTGGCGCAAAACGGACAAAAACCTCTCGAATCTTTCAAAGATATAAAAGTGTTTTTGGTTCGTTACATGCCAAAACCTCCTTTCGACAACTCTATGTATGTCAATTTTAATGGTTTTGAATATAAAATCACGGAGATTGAGGTTGATTATGCTTCTAAAGATATCATCATGATAAAAGGGGAACGTGTATCATGACAAAAGGATTAGATGAAATTTTAGGCAACCTAACCAGACTACAAGTACGTGTTCCGACAGTAGCGAAAGCTGCAGTAACAGAAGCGGCAGAAGAGTTCCGAAAGCAGCTGTCAATGAACACTCCCGAAGACAGCGGAGTGCTAGAAGAAGATACTGCGGTAAGCGGCTTTAAAGGTGCGAGTCATGGGATTATTTCAAAAGACATTGGTTATGGTCGTCAAGCTGGATGGCGCGCACACTTTCCGGACGCTGGGACGATTTATCAGGCTCCTCAAGATTTCAAGGAAAAGACGATTAATCAGATGACCCCGGTGGCGAAAGAAATTTACGCTCGGAATATAAGGGAGGGCTTAAATTTATGACGGTAGAAGCAAAAGTTTATAAACTGCTTAGTAGTGACAAAGAATTCAACGAACTTCTTGATAGGATTAGAGGAAAAAGTTTCCCCGGTGGCTACAAGCAAGGTATTTTTACTTACGCCATACCGGAAAACCCTGTGAGTGTTATTAAGCCAGAATTAGCACCTTTTGTCAGGATCAATCCAAATTATGAAATCCCTGTGTTTTATGCCGACGACAACAATCTAGCAGAGGAATATAGGGTAACAATTAATTTTTGGTGTCGAACAGGAGCTCAATCGGAAGAAGTTGCGCACAAGATGGATGAAATATTAGAACGGAATGGCTTCGAACGTTATACAGCAAACGAGAAGCCACGCTATAAAGATAACGATATTGGCTTATTAACCAATATAAGAAAATATCGTTTTTTTGATTGGAAAAAAGAAAGTGAGTAAAAAAACAAATGAGTAAAGTAAAATTTGGTTTAAGTGCCTTTGAATACGGCATTGTAAATAACGAAGACAAAGTCCCTGCAACTAAAAAGTTACCGGGGATGAAATCAGCAAAGTTAGAAATCACTAACGAACTGCAGACTATTATGGCAGACGACGGCCCTTATGCAGTTTTGTCAGGCGGTATCACAGAAACCACTCTTGAAATCGAAGTATTAGACTTGAATTCAGCTGCTCGTAAAGATTTTTACGGAATCGAAACTGTAAAAGGTGTTGAAAAATATAATAAGAATTTGACACCAAATGACATTGCATGCATGTTCCGTACTCGTACAGAAGATGGAAAATCTATTTGGGTAGGCCTGCTAAAAGGCAAATTCACTGTACCTGGCATGGACATGAAGACAAAAGAAGGTGCGCCAGATCCAACTCCGGACACAACCAAAGGGAACTTCGTGGCTCGTGGAGACGACGAAACAGGGGACATCTTGTATATTGGCCGTGAAGATAATACGGAATTTGATTTTGCAGAATTCAAGAAAATGGTATTTCCGACTGCGTAATAAATTGTTGGGCTAGGTTTTCCTAGCCTTTTGTTTTATAAAAAGGAGTAGTAAATGTTTGAAATTAAACTGAAAAAAGGCGGAGTCGAAAAAGAATTTAAAAAAGACTTTATTAGCGTTGAAGACAATTTGCTGGCAATTGAACACCAAGTACGCCAACAAGCTCTTTACAGCGGGGAAAAAGATATTTTTAATCCAGCTAAGCATCGCAAAGTCAATGAAGCTTATCTGCAAATGTTTGTTGATATGTATCAAAAACAGTTCACCGTAGAAGATTTGAAACAAGCCGACATGTCAATTTTAGACGAGTTGAACGAGCTCTATTTAGAAGCGCTTGGCGGAAAGAAAGAAGAATCGGACGAAGAGACCGAAGGTGAAGAAAAAAAGGAACAATAACTCCAGAAGAAGCGAAAGAGAATTTGCTATTGTGGATTCAGTCTTTATTAAACAGTGGCTATACAATTCTGGATGTCAAAAAAATGCAACTATCAGATTTTGAATTAATGGTAGAAGCGTTAGAAAAACAAAAGCCAGAAAGAAAAGAAGAAGTTATAGAAACTACACTTGATAAAGCCTTTCCGTTTCTTTTTGGTTAGAAAGGAAATTGAATGGCAAGTAACATCGGAGATTTAGTTGCAACAGCAACTCTTGATATAGCGCCTTTTATGACAAATACAAAGAATTTGAAAACTTACTTAAAAGGACTGGATAACTCATTAAAAGGAGTTGAGAAAAGTTTTAAGTCAAAAGGCGATAAGCTAAACAAGATGAGGTTGCTTTATGAGCAGACAGGACAAACCCTTACAAATTATCAAACTTTATTAGCTAGGCAAAGTGATAAATACAATAAATTAAAGACCGAAATTGGTGATGTCAACAATGCCACAGAAGCTCAAAAAGGGGCATTACTAGGCGCACGGGCTCAAATGACCGAAACGGCCGCTAAAGTCGTTGAACTCCAAAATAAATATAATGCCTTGGGGCGTGAATTAAGTGTATTCAATCGTTTTGGAGAATCGGCAATCAACTTTGGCAACAAAATGAACAAAGTTGGGCAGACTTTAGGAAGAGTCGGTTCTGCTTTAACCCGGGGAGTAACAGTTCCGATGGTAGCCGGTGCAGGAGCTGTAGTCAAGGCAGCTATATCTTGGGAAAGTGCTTTTGCTGGAGTCAAAAAGACAAATGAAGAAGTAGTTGATTCAAACGGTAGAGTGACTTATTCTTACCAAGACTTGGAAAACGGACTCCGCGGATTGGCTACTAAACTGCCAGCTAGTCACCAACAAATTGCAGCGGTAGCAGAAGCTGCTGGGCAATTAGGTATTAAGACCGAAAACGTCGTTAGCTTTACAAAAACCATGATTGACATGGGGGAATCTACAAACATGTCTGCAGAACAAGCGGCGACGTCTCTTGCAAGGTTGGCCAACATTACTAAGCTGCCACAAGATAAGTTTAGTAATCTTGGGTCTGCTATCGTTGACTTAGGAAATAACTTTGCAACAACAGAATCCGAAATAACGGAGATGGCTTTACGTTTAGCCGGAGCTGGAACGCAAATTGGACTGACGCATGGGGATATTTTAGGTCTTGCGACTGCTCTATCATCTGTAGGGGTGGAAGCTGAAATGGGAGGTTCTGCAGTTTCAAAAATCATGGTGAAAATGCAAGTTGCTGCTAAAACAGGTTTAGCTCAAATGGAACAGTTGAGTGCTAAAACAGGCATGACAAGACGCGAATTAGAGCTAATGTCTTCTAATAATTCTAAAGGCTTTAAAAACCTAGCAGATTCTATCGGCATGACAACCAACGAAATGAACGGCATTATAAAGTCATCTCGTGACTTAGAAAACTTCGGAAAAATTGCTGGCATGTCTGCGCAAGAATTTAAACAAGCTTTCGAAAAAGACGCAATTGGAGCGATCCAAAAATTCTTACAAGGGCTAGGAGATGCAGAAAAGCACGGAAGTTCAGCTATTGAAATGCTGAACGAAATGGGCATAAAAGAAGTTCGGCTAAGAGACTCCCTCTTACGTGCTGCTAATGCTCAAGATTTGTTCAAAAATGCTGTAGCTCGTGGTAATAAGGCTTTTAATGAAAACACAGCTTTAACAAACGAAGCAAACAAGCGATACGAAACAACTGCGTCTAAACTAAAGATTTTGAGAAACGAGTTAGTGGAGACTGCCATTAAATTCGGCGGCCCTCTTTTAGATGCAATCAGAAATGGTGTCAAAGCCGGCGAACCGTATTTGAAAATGTTGACTCAGATGGCGGATAGCTTTAATAATCTAGACAAAGAACAACAACAAAATATTATTAACTGGGGCTTACTTATTGCTGCCGCAGGCCCTGCTTTGTCATTTTTTGGCAAAGCAAGTCAGATTATCAGCGGTACATCAAAGGGGATAGGGCACTTTTCTAAAGGTATCGGTCGGGTAATTGATAAGTTGAAAAAGTTAGGAACTGAAAAAACCGGTGCAACCGCAATAACTGAGTTGGGCAGTGCTGCGACTGGTGCAACTGCTGGAACAGGAGCTTTAGGAAAAGTAATGAGCGGGCTATCAGCAATCGCTTCTCCTTTGGGACTCGCTTTAGGAGCTGCAGGCTTAGCAGGCGGATTGGTCTTACTTGCTAATGCACAAGATAGCGCTAGGACAAAAGCGGAAAAATTTGGTACGAAGTTATCCGGAGATGTAACAAGTCAACTAGAAGCCTTTAATAGCAAAATGTATGAAGCCAAAAATTCGATGACGAATTTTGAAACAGGAGCGACTAAGTCTACTGAAAATGTAAAAAAAGCCGTCACTAGCATGCTTGATGAAATCAAGCAAGGTGCAGAAAGTTACAATAAAGAGTTAGAGAAAGTAGCTCAAAAATACGGTATCTCTCCAGATAAAATTGAAAAAGCTAAAAAGAACAATGAACAAATTGTAAAAAACGCCGAAACGATGACGCAACAAATTTCAGAAATTTACTCCCGTCATAATGGCAATGTAAAACAGTTGACTGATACCGAGAAACAAATCGTGGAATCGAACGTAAGGCAATTAGCCGAAGCAAGAGTACGCGTATTGGGGTTGGGCAAAGAAAAAGAAAAAGCGATTCTGAGAACTTTCAATGGCGATGTGGCAAATATGACGAAAGGTCAATTAGAAGACCGATTCGCAAATTTAAAACAGGCTATGACAGAAGAGCAAACACTTTACAAAAAACAAAAAGCCGACCTCAAGAAGTTGTTAGACGGTGGCGTTATTGATCGCGAAGAATACAATACCAAAATGGCTACTCTAGAAGCACAACATAAAGCGACTATGAGCAAATTTGGTGAAGCTTTAGCAAAAGTTGCTCAAATGCACCAAGCTAAATCTGGAGGCTTAGTTAAATATACCGAAGAAGCCAAGAAAATCTTAAGTGAATATGGATTAAGCTTTGAAGATTTGGCGAACAAGGCTACAGCTTCTGCGGGTAAACAATCAACAGCCGCGGCTATGATTGGTAATTACACAGCTAAAATGTCACAAGATGCAAAAAATGCAACCGACCAATGGAATGCACTTGTTTTAGATCCTAAAACAGGGGAAGTCAAGACCAATGCGCCAGAAGAAATTGCGAAAGCGCTGACCGCAAAAGACGGCTGGAAGAATATGGAGTTTGTATTAAAAAACGCTAATATCAAATCCAATGCTAGAGCTCAAGTGGCCGACGCTTTAATCGCTCAAGGTAAATGGGATAGCACAACTCCGAAAGAAAAGGAACTGTTATTCCAAAATGCCAAAGGCTTGAAAGCTATCTATGAATCCAAGGAGCAACTTGAAATTTGGAATAGTATTCCTGAAAAAGTGAAAAAGCTACTTGCTGACGATACTGATTTTTCAACAAAGGCAACCGTCGCAAAGGATACGCTTGAAAGATGGAATTCTTTAACACCAGAGCAAAAGAAATTAGTTGCAACTAACAATACTACGGAAGCAGTAAATTTAGCTTTAAGTACATTGGGAATAATCCCTGAACATAAACTCACCAATTTAGAGGCTAAAAATAATACGCAGGTCGCTACGAGTGCAGCACAAGCGTTGATAGATGGTGTAAAACAATTAGCGCCCGCGCAAGTCCATGCCAGCGACCAGACAATCGGACCGACCTCGTCGGCTCAATCAAAGATTAACAGCGTCAAGCAATTAGCGCCCGCCTTGGTTAATGCAAAAGATTTAACAGGCTCTCCAACAGCTTCGGCTAAAAGCAATATCAACAGCGTACATGGCACAACTGTACATATTAACGCTGTTGATAATGCTTCGGGGGTTATTGGTAGTATCAGAGGCATGCTAAGTACTTTGGCAGATAAAACAATCAACGTATTCACGCGTCATATCAACCACGCTAAAGGAACAAACTTCCACCCCGGCGGTCTTGCAATGGTTAACGACCAAAAAGGACCACTATATCGAGAACTAGTTACTTTTCCTACTGGCGAAAGTTTTATTCCAGAGGGACGGAATGTCATGCTGCCACTACCTCGCGGGACTAAAGTATTGCCTGCAAATAAAACAAGACGATTATTCCCAGCGTATGCAAATGGTATTGGTTTTGAAAACACAAATATTGCACAATTGACACAACGCATGGGTAACTTGCCTTCTGAACAAAAAGTTGAATTCGTTAATCGGGATAATTCTGATGTAAAAAATATGCTTGTTGAGCTGATAAGATACCTTAAAGGCAGAGAAGAAGACAGTTTGTTGGCGCGGGCGATGGATAGTATACAAGATATGGCTAAACGTCCAGTAATGGTAACGATGGAAATTGGAAAACGAACAATCGCACAAGCCATAGCCGAGCCTGTAGCGGAAGAAAAAGCAAAAAGAGAAGCAATTTTAAGAGCAGTTAATGGAGAAGGGTGGTGATAATTTTTGGAAAAAGTAATTTTTAATGATATTGAATTAACCAAATTTATAACCGTAGCAAAGGGATTTACTTTGTATGATGGAGCAGACTTTGACCCTCAATTCAACGAAAATTCAATCGAAGACGGGTCGCAACTTGCTTACATCCGAAGAAACATTAAAAAAATCTCAGTCCCTTTTTACAATAAAGCAGGGACTGTCGAAGAATACGATAACCTCCAAGCAGCCTTAAACGTAAAAGAAGCGAAAAAGTTAACATTCAGTCGATACCCAGACAGAGTGTTTTACGCTGTCCCTACAGGAACTCTTAGTTTTGAAGCGCTAGCACGCAACAACGGCAGAGGCACTTTAGTCTTTGCTATTGAAGATGGATTGGCACACGCTAAGAATCCACGCTATTTTGAATTTAAAAAGAATGCGCAAGGTATCTTAGAAGCTGAGATTGAGAATAACGGTAGTGAAGAAGTAGCTGTGAATTATCGAATCAAACTGAAGCGTGAATCAGGTTATGTTGGTATTGTTAGTCAGTACGGTGCCATGCAGTTTGGAAAAATCGAGGAAGCAGATTTAGTTGAAGAAAAGAAGAATGTCTTATTGTCCGGGAATGGAAAAGGTGATTTTAAAAATTGGATAGACGGAACAGTTTTTTATGAAAACCAGAACAAAAAAGTTGTCACAAAAATGGCAGCTGATTCTAATCTCGGTGGACGATTAGGGGTTCTTCCAGCCAACTTTACGAATACAGCCAACGGGGCTTATTTTGGAGCAGTAAAAGAGTTGCAACTCTCCCAGCAGGCGAAGGACTGGTATATTTGGGCTCGTGCTTGGTTTGAGACGGGTTATGTTAGTCAGACGGGGGCATGGTGCTTGTCAGTTGTGGACAGCGACAATCATTTTATAGCTGGTATGGCGATTGAAAAAAGCGAAAGAACGCGGAATAAAGCACTAGTTGTATTCCTTATGGGAGATGGAGCAGGCGGCAGTCTAGTTAAAAAATCTATTGAGTTTTCACCAACTCTTTGGGTCAAAGATAACCCTTATAGTTTAGAGGGGAAAGACAAAAATCGGAATATGTTCGATTTGCGAAAAGAAGGGGATAAAATCACTTATTTCTGGTATGGCGGTTATCATTCCTACTTCGAGTCCAAAATCAAGGATAAACAAGCTGCTAAAGTTCAGTTTTTTGTCGGACAATATAAAGGGCAGAACTCAACCATCAATCAGTTAGTAACACATCATTATTTAAATGATTTTGCCATTTATAAATTAAACGTGCCGTATTGGCGTGACGTGCCGAATCGCTATCCGACGGGAGCGGAACTTTTTATTGATGCAACAGGAGAAGTAAACCCAGAAGAAAAAGGGCGATTGTATGTCAATAACTTATTAGCTCCTGACGATGAGATTTTGGGAACAGACTATTTTAAAGTTCCGCCCGGTAAAACAAAAGTACAACTGCTTGTGTCAAGTTTTGCAGAAGTAGAAAGCGCACGAGCTGAAATTGAGGAGGCATGGATTTGACAAAAAGAAATGTACGAATTGCAATTCGAGACACGACCGACACACACGTTGTCGGTTTTTTTGACAATAAAAGTGGCATTAAATACAACGCTGCTGACTTAACGCAGTTTTTAAAGGGCTCTTGTAGTGTTTTAACTTTAACTTATTACTCAAAGAAATTGATTGCACAGAGTGGCTGTAAGCTAGCTTTTCGGTTCAAGGGAAAGGACTTTTGGCTGACAATTAACGAAGTCAAAAAGACCGGGTATAAAATCGAATTGACTGCCTATTCGCTGAGTTTAGAAGCGAATAAGGAAAAGCGAGGTCCATATAAACCGGCGAATGCCATGACGATTCAGCAGTACATCCATTATTATGATCCAGAGCATTCATTTGTAATTGGAATCAACGAAGTGGCAGATAAATCTATCAAATTGGAATGGACGGGAACAGACACGGTTTTAGCCCGGCTCTATTCGGTTGCCAATAGCTTCGGAGCAGAGTTAGAATTCGTCACAGAATTAAATAATGACTACTCTTTAAAACGGCATGTAGTAAATATTTATCGTTCTGGAAATCTTGGTAAAAATAAAACAGGATTACCTGTTCGAGTCGGAGAACAACTGAATGTTATCAATTATTCGAACAATATTAACGATTTTTATACCGCCATTTATTGTACAGGTAAAGATGGTTTGACTATAAATGGATTAAATAAAAAAATCTATGATGATAAAGGCAAACTCTTATTCTTCTCTAGCGGAGATAGCATTCGAGCGCCACAAGCAAGAGATAAATACCCATCTATCACCAACCGGGAAACAAAAGATGGTTATGTCTTGCTAGAAGCTGATAGCACAGAGCATTCAACGAAAGAAGCACTATTTGGTTATATGCTTTCCGAACTCAAAAAACATTGTGAGTTAAAGGTTGAGTACGAAACAGAGGGGGCAGTTAACGGTGAGATCGGAGACACAAAAACTTTAATTGACGGGAAACATTTTGATCCTCCTCTCTACGTGCAAGCCCGAATTAGTGAGCAAACAGAATCCCTACTTGATTCTGCAAACGTTAAAACCACGCTGACAAATTTTGTAAAAAAAACAGGTCAAATCTCAAATGAACTTCTAAAGCGCGTTGAAGAATTGGCCTCGGAAGCAACGCCTTACACAATTAAATTAGCAACCAATAACGGGATTATCTTTAAAAATAATCAAGGAACATCCACGGTTTTTCCGAGTCTTAAAAAAGGCAATAAGACGGTTGAGTGTACGTGGCAGTGGTTGGTTGATAATCAAGGGTCTGGGACATCAGCAACCTTTGAAGTTAGAGCGGCTGGCATGTCAAATAAGTTAGTGTTGACTGCTATTGCTTTAATCGATGGCAAAGAAGTTGCCAGAGAGCAAGTCACTTTTAGCAATGTCAATGATGGAAAAAATGGTTCAGACGGTGAAAAAGGAGAAGATGGAAAGTCTCTACGGCTATTTACCACCCAATACAAATATGCGCAAAAATTTATCAATCAATACAGCGCAGATGGTTATACTGGAGATTGGTCTGTCATCGAAAACACAGCAGGGTTAAAAGCTGGTGATAGCGTCCAAATAAGGGTATTTAATACGGATAAAGAGAGTGATAGCTGGATAGTAGCGGTAGCCAGTGCAGTACTTGGTGAGCATAGGATTAAAACTGTTTCGAAAGGTCTGATTGAAAAAGGAGACCAAGGAGAACGAGGGCCTAAAGGAGCTGCTGGAGAAAAAGGCGATAAGGGAGACCCTGGAAAGCCCGCAGATCCTGCGCCGATTAACCAACTCAAACAAGATATGGAGCTGGCTAAGAAAGATTTGAGTGCTGTCAAATCAGATTTACTCAAAGAAAAAACGGAGAGCGCCACCAAAATCGAGCAAGTCAAGCAAGATGTGGGAGCTATCCGCAACCAACAAACAGCCTATGAACAAAGCAACACGCAGAATCTAGCTCGTATTACTGGGCAACTTGGCGACAAAGTCAGCAAATCCGAAGTCAAACAGACTGCAGATGGAATCCGAGAAGAGATTAGCCGAATTTCTGTCGGCGGGAAGAATTTACTGAAAGGCTCAAAGGGAGAATTTAAGCCTGATATAAATCCATCTAATTTTGATAACAATGTTTTATACGTGCAATCCACTTCGATTGATTTAGTTAAGGGTGAAAAATATCTGATTTCTGCTAAAACCGATGGAGTTTTTAGCAACAATCACAACGGCACTCAAGAAAGTGACAATGTGGTACTCTGGCTGATGGATAAGACCGTTACGAATTATCAGATTGTGTCCGATAGTAATACTGGCACGACAGGAACGCTCTTTACGTGGAACAAACCAAACGGAACCTACCACTTGCGAGTTAATACTTATCACAAAGACGCTCGGAAAAAAGTATGGGAAGTTAAGGTCGAACGAGGGACGATTAAGACCGATTGGAGTCCTGCTCCCGAAGACACAGACGAGCAAATCACTGCAGCTCGTGCTACATTTGAGAAAACTGCCGAAGGTCTAAAAACAGACATGACTGCAGTTAAAAACTATGTGGCTGGTGACGGTAAGCGCAGAGAACAACTGGAGCAGTACACTCGCACAGAGACAGCACGTAGTACAGAAGCGCTGCGGAAGCAAGTGTCTGAAAGCTATGTCGCAAAAAGCCAGTACACAGAAGACGTACGAGGGATTGCGAGGCGGTTCGAGGAACTGGTAATTGGCGGGAACAACTTACTAGCTTATGCGAATTTAAACGAGGGTGGTTATTACCAAAATGCCTTTAAAAAAGATCCTGCCTATATCTACTCGAAGTTGATTGAAATTAAAAACAAAAACTACTGTTTGCAAGTCTGGGAAATGAACGATGATACTAAGAAAATTTGGGTAGGGATGCAGTATTTTGATGAAGCGAAGAAACCATTAGTCAATGGTTATAGCTCGCTTTATTTCAGTAGTTATCGAAAATATGTCCTAGAAGTGCCTGCAACCGCAAAGTATATCGCTATCTCGCTTGATAAAAGGGCGTTAAATAAAGATGAAATCAAATTTAAGCTAGAAACAGGATCTATTCCAACTGATTGGAGCCCTGCGCCAGAAGACACAGACGAGCAAATCACTGCAGTTGAATCTAGTTTTAAGCAACGTGCTGACTCAATCGAAGCAGGCGTATCTAGCTTGCGTGAAGGGCTTAAGACTAAAGCTGATAGTAGTGCTTTGAGCTTGCTCTCTGACAGGTTACAAGCGTCAGTCAAGAGTCTGGAAACCGATACACAAAACAAGCTGAATCAAAAACTGAGTACGGCTGAGTTTGAAGTGCGAGCGACTGGTATTAGACAAGAGATTGTCAATGCAACGAAAGATAAGGCTGATAAGTCGCTGGTCACGGCTGAAGCCGGCAAGATCCGGGAGGAGATTAGCCGAATTTCTGTCGGCGGGCGGAATCTATTAAAAGGCTCAAAGGGAGAATTTAAACCTGATAGAAATCCATCAAATTTTGATAATTGGCAAGTATTATATGCGTCTGAAATATATTTTGAAGAAGGCGAGCAATATATTATCAGTGGTAAAACTGACGGTATATTCTCTAATAACCACCAACCAACAACAGAAAGTGATAATGTCGTTCTTTGGTTTTTGAACAAGTCGTGGACAGTAACACAAATAGTTTCAGGGCCAGATACAGGAACAATCGGTACCAAATTCATCTGGAACAAACCAAACGGAACCTACCACTTGCGAGTTAATACTTATCACAAAGACGCTCGGAAAAAAGTATGGGAAGTTAAGGTCGAACGAGGGACGATTAAGACCGATTGGAGTCCTGCTCCCGAAGACACAGACGAGCAAATCACTGCAGCTCGTGCTACATTTGAGAAAACTGCCGAAGGTCTAAAAACAGACATGACTGCAGTTAAAAACTATGTGGCTGGTGACGGTAAGCGCAGAGAACAACTGGAGCAGTACACTCGCACAGAGACAGCACGTAGTACAGAGGCTTTACGAAAAGAAGTTATCAATGGGTATGTCACTCAAACGAGTTTTCAAAAGGTGAAAGAGACAACTCAATTGTACGAGCGTATTATTGGAAGTAGTGAGAATGATATTGTAAAAAAAGTCACTCGCTTAGTCACGACTAACGAACTGTTTCAAGTTGAAGTTTCAAAGAATCAAGGTTTGACAACAGTTCAGAAGCAAGTTGCGGGTTCTTGGGCGATTCAGAACTTGAATTCAAACGGCGATATCGTTTCACAAATCAATGCGACTGGCTCGAACGTGCGTATCAAAGGAGAGTCTATTCATCTAGACGGAAAGACGTTAATTGATGATGCTTCCATTGACGGCGCAAAAATTAAAAACTTGAGTGCAGATAAAATAACAAGTGGAACATTAGACGCTGCCAAAGCTAAATTGGTGAATGTGGATGCCTCTAGTGTAACTTCTGGGATATTTCAAGGGCTTATCTTTAAAGGCGGACGGATAGAGTCGCTGGACGGAACTCTGTACTTTGACCTCAATCAAAACGCTTTAGTCATGTCCTCTGACACCGCTTCAATTCGTCGTGTTAAAGACGGGCACCCAACTCAGTTTATCCGTTACGAAACAGAACGAAGAAACAACATAGACTACACTCGAACGATTATTGGTAGCAATCGGAATGGAGATGACTCATTCAATTCTGCTACGTTTGCTGGTGTTGTAGTTGAAAACTCAAATAGAGCAGATGTTGAGGATTCTTTGCGTTTGTATGGCGATACATCTTATTTCCGTCATGCAGAAGGAGAGGTAGGCTGGAATTTGAACGCTGTTACTCAACGACTCTCGCCGGCAACTTGGGACAAAGAGTCTGAAATTTGGGCGAGTCACTTTGTGGCGCCGAACAAACAAAAAAATTTTGTGCGTTTGGACATTAGTATTGCAGCTTTGTGGGATATCTGGAATCACATTATTTATAATAATTTCACTTTTAGCGACCAACTAAAAGCCCTTATCAAAGGACGCCATGCCGCTTGGAAGTTTGAAAGCGCCAATGGTAAATTCTAAAAAAGGAGAATATATGACGGAAACAACTTATCAAAATACTTTAGCTAAATTAGGAATAAAGTTAGCTAATACAGAAATACAAGCTTCGCAGTACGAGGCTTTGTACGAAGAAGCGAACCAGCAATTCCAAAACGTTTTTGATCGTTTAAATCACTTACAATCTGTGATGGAATCGGATCCCGTTTTGAAAAAACGCTTTGACGAAGCAGAAGCAAAATTAAAAAATCAGGAGCGAACGAATGAAATTTAAAATAGCAAACAAATATTTACGCGAAGCAAACAAGACTTTTGTCGCTATTCGTTGTGACGAACCTTACACGGCTTACGACCGTGTGCTCGAAGGCGATCGCATGAATGACAGCGATGAGATTTTGACAGACGCAGTTTTAAAAATGGTAGCGACCGAACTTGATCCAACAGGAGCTATTGCAGAAATGCAACAAAAACTAGACAAGACATCAGACGCAACAAGCAAAAACAAAGATAGTGTAGAACGTACGTCAAAACTAACAGATGTATTGATTCTGCTTGCTATTTCAATTGAGGGTGGCATGCAACAAGATTTGTATAATAAAGTCGCATCACTTTTGCCAACGCTAACAGATGGTGTCCGCTATACTTTTGGGGATATTGTTAGCGCGCCATATCCGTATGATACAAATCCTAAATATCCACAAGGGACACCTGTCATTTTGAAGTTTTTGGATAATTGGACGCACGAGGGCCAACCATTGCAAGAATTGTTACAGAAAGGCGCTTGTACAACAATTATGCCTAAGCTTAATTAGGAAGGGGAAATATGCCTTTTATAAATTTTGAATGGTCGCACGCGCTAAGAGGATTTGTAGACACTCAAGACAAGCTAATTGTCTTTACATTGACCCTCATTATGGGTGCCATGGTGATTGATTTTTTAACCGGCACATTAGCCGCCAAAATCAACCCAAAAATTGAGTTTAAGAGTAAGGAGGGAATCAATGGGATTTTACGGAAAATCTCTAGTATTGCCTTGCTTGCATTTTGCATTCCACTATCTATCCTATTGCCAGAAGGCATTGGATTAGGCACGTTGCAAATTTTATATATTGGCTACCTATTTTTCGAAATGAAATCCATTTTGGAAAATTTCGAAAAATTAGGTATTGACACAGTGCTTTTTAAAGAATTTTTTGAAGCACTTAAAAAATACTTAAAAGAAAAAGGAGAAAAATAATGAATTTGACAAACAAACAATATGACATCGCTAAGAAAGTTGTAACAGTAGTAGCACCCGCAGCAATCACTTTGATTACAGGTTTAGGTGCTTTGTATAAATTTGATACAACAGCAATTACAGGTACAATTGCTCTCTTGACAACGTTTGCAGGTACTGTGTTAGGTATCTCTAGCAATAAATATCAAAATGCACAAAACGAAAATACAGAAGAAAAATAAGGGAGGTCGCAAATGACAACCCGAAAAGAATTACTTGATAAATTAGATTCGCTGGTCAATCAACAAGCCACGGTTCCGACAAATCCATATGGTGGACAATGCGTCGCTCTGATTGACAACGTGCTGCAATATCAAGGACTATTTAATTACAACTTTAGCTATCTCAATGCGATTGACGGACTGGATAGAGCCGCAAGTCTTGGTCTTAAAGTGACGCGATTTGATGGAACTAATCGACCACCAGTTTGTGCTGTTTGGATCACTAGTTGTTTGCCCTATCACAAATACGGACACATTGGTTTTGTGGCCGCGCATAATCCAGACGGCACAATCACAACAATTGAGCAAAATATTGATGGTAATGCAGACGCGTTGGAAAACGGGGGATGGGTGCGTAAGGTTGTCCGTTATTTAGATGGCGACGGAACATTTAGTTACGTTAATTGGCAAGCACCAACCCAACAACTCATAGGATGGTTCGAATTGCCCTTTGAAAATAAAAAAACAGAAGAAAAAACAACAAAATTGGAGGAATTGGACATGCAAAAAGAATTTATTTTGAAGAATGGAAAATATGGATTTGGTGTGTATATCGGTGGCAAATACATAGGATTGACTGACATAGGGACTGTAAACAGCTTTAAAGACAGTTTGCAATTGCCTGTTGTATCACTTTCTGACATCGATTTCAAAACTTTCGCAGAGAAATTCGGCTAAAACCTCTTTTAAATAAACAAGTAAACCCTAGCAAAAGCTAGGGTTTTTTTATTTTGTTAAAAATTTTCAAACAAAAAATACGCCCGAATCGGGCGCCACTAAATAAAGTATAACATATTTTATTATTTTTTCAATGTTTTTATCTAATAAATTCTTTCATTCTTTTCTTGACCTTTTCATTTTCATCTAATCTCATTTTTGTCAAAACATCTTCAATATATGCAGATGTTTTGATTAGATTCTTGGTTTCTTTGTCAGCAACTTCGTTAAATTTCTGTGCCAAGATTTCTTCTGCGTTTGTTTCTGGTATTTCCTTAAGCTTGATAGATTCTAAGTAAAACTTCAAGTTTTCCTCATGCATTCGTTTTAATCCTTGATAAAAGTCAAGTTGTGGATAGCTTTCTTTCATCATTTGCTTGAGGATGCCCACAGTTTCCTCAAGCGTGTCTTTTTCTTGTTTTTCTTTTAGTAAATTATAAACTTTTACAATTGTTTCTTTCATTTTTAGCTCCTTTTTTTATAAATAATCTCGATTTAAATTGTATTTGTGTAACAACTTGTCAAGATAAGCGAGTTTATCTGTTGACAGTTTATTAATTTCAGATTTCACATCGTCATATTGATCTGTCATATCATTGTATGGTGATTTCCAATCTGTATAAATAAAGTTAAATATTGATAGCACTACTCTTTGATTATTATCTAAATTTGTTCTAACTTGCTTTCTAAAATTTGCCCAATCTTCAACAGTCCTTTCTTCCTCGCTAGTTACAAAATCAATATATTGCGATGGTATTGTTTTCATGATTTTCTCCTTTTGATTATATTATAACACAATAAGCTTTAGCGTGTTTTTAAAATTTTTCCAATGCCGTTTTTCAAGCATGCGTTTTGCAGCTTGCCCTCGTTTGTTGTCAGGCATAGTAGTAGCGATTTCTATTGATCGCAGGACTGTTTCTCTGCGTCCTACGTAGTCCATTAAGTGATAAGTCATTTTATTACTCCTTTATTTTCTACAAGTTAGTCTATTTTCTATCTTCGGTCTTTTTAAAATCCCCAAAACTCAAAGTCTAATTTGCCGTTTTCGTTGATGTAGCAAATGTCTGCCATTTCAAATATGTATTTTATTTTGTTGGCAGGCATGCTTCCTTTCAAAAACTTTCTGGCTTCTTTTTCTGTGCTAAACAAGCGGCGCTCTCTAAAATCGTATTCTTCAGTATTCAGCCACTTTTCAGCGACTTCGTTTGTTTTAAATTTGACAACTTGATGTTTCCATTCAAAAATGTATTTGCTGCTAATTCCAATCATTTTGTTACTCCTTTTTTTGTAGAAAGAGCCGCCGTTTGACAGCTCACATTTTGTTAAGCGTATGATGTAGCGACCAGTTTTTGTTCGTTCCATTTTTCGATCATATGGTCTTTTATTGACGGATAAGCAACATTTGTCATAACTCGCAAAGGTTTGCCTTCTTCATGTTTTGAGTTGAAGACGTCAAAGCTTGCTAATTCGTCTGTTGGCGTCACATTGTCAACCATATTAGCGATTGGGTCGTATTCAGATTTTACTTTTAAAACTGAGATGCTTTTAGCCGTCGTTTTTACAACTTTGTAAAAGTCTATATTTGTTTGTTCCCAGCCCCAAGAAATATAGATGTAATCGCCGGTTTTATAACCTTTTTCGTTAACTGGTTCTTTTGCTTTTGCAGGAGCAGAAGCTTTCGCTTGTTTAAGCTCTGCTTGTCTCTTTGCGTTAAATGCTTTGATGCGTTCGTTAATTTCGATTAAGTTTGACATGGTTTTTTACCTCTTTTCTTTTTTTGAGGTACTAAAAAGTACCTGCTAGCTTGCTTGACTAATCAGGTACTGTCTGTTATAATTAAATATAACGTTAGTCTCTGACTAGTGTTGTTGCGATAGTTGTAGATTCAAAAATTGGCGTTGGAGAATCTGCAACTATTTTTTTATTTAAAAGCTGTTCTATCAACTTTCTGATTATAGTATAACATAATCTAAACATTATGTCAATGCTTTTTTTAAAAATTTTTTAATTTTTTTTCGATAAGTTGAAAAAGTTCTACTAAATCTTCTCTTGTAGCAAGATTTCTAATAAATCCCCGAGCGTTTGAGCGTCTGCTTAAATAGTTCTTATGCTCTTTATTTTTTTCAGCCCAGCGACGATTAGCAGCGAGCTGCTGCTCTTTGGTTGCATAAGCTTTGCGTTTGTTTTTTTCTTCTGTCAT